CTGACCGTCCAGATTTGAGGGGCTAGCGGGACGATAACGTCTCGCGTAGTGGTCAGGCTGATCGTGCTTGTAAACCTCAGTACCTGATTGCGCGCCTCGGCTGCGGTGAGCGTGATATTCGCGTCCGCGGTCATGCTGCGGCTGAGCAACCCAGCTACATGCAGCGGCTGCACCCAAGCCCTCCGGTCTGTGTAGCTGGTCACGGTGGTCGCGTTTGTCACAACCTCGTAGAGCGGGATTCGGCCGGCGGTGAATCCGGTGGTGTTGCGCGACACCGAGCCTGCCCTAGTTGACTCGACGAAATTAGTGGCGCTGGCAGTTAGGGCGACCGACGAATTACTGATTGCCGTCAGCGCTCCATCGACCAGCATTTCTCCGCCGTAAAAGCCCCAGGTTAGAAGCCCTGTCGTAGATGCTCGACGGCCGAATAGGATAGACGGGCTTGATGCGTCAAAGTAGCCGTTAGCCGTGACTTCTTTTTGGCTTTGCCCCTCGGCGATATAGTCGGGGACGCCGCTTGATCCGCTTGAGTCAGCCATTAGTAGTCGATCCGCAAGTTGTCGAAAAAGTAGTTAAACGCGCCAGTCGCATACAAGGCGAACTGACCAGCGCCGGTGAAAGCGTTGTCAGTAACAGAAATTCGTTGAAAGTCGTTAATGAATACTCGGTGCAGATTTCCATTAACCTCAATTCGCATTCGGAACGTGCCAACCGTTGGACCGGCTATTAAAATCGAAGCAATGTCGGTTTCTGTACCGCCCGACGTATTGTTGCCGCCTCTTTTTAAATCAAGACGAATACCACCGGTGTCTGGGGTAAACATAGCCGCATAAGCATACGAGCCAAAATTATTCGACCATGCAGTAGTCCTGTAAACAACCCCCTGAAAAAATGATCCCGCTTGGTTTGTGCAGTCTACTTCTAGCGCAAAATTTGCAGCGCCTAATGCTGTATCCAGTCGGCTCCAGGCTCGACCGAATGATCCAGGATTAAGCGCATAACGCAGACTGTTAATCGAATGAGTAGGCGGGCCATTGCCGAATAGGGTATGACCATCTAATGAGCTGTCGTCCCAATTACGAGCGAAAGGCAAAAGCGGAGCACTAATTACAGCGTCTGCAATTTCCCCTCGCCCGTACCTATTGGACTTCTGCCATACTTTTAGGCGTACCGTCTGCCAGGGGAAATTGGTCGTTGCGATTTGCGTTTCAATGGGGATCTCCCATGACCGCTGACCAAAATCGGACAAGTAGAAAATCCGAATGTCCCCGCTAGTGGTTGTTACCTCGACGTCGTAGACCTCTTTTCCCTCGTCAAGCGGAACGTCCCCCCCATCCTCCCACGCGGCGTTTATCCTTGCCCTCCGCGTCCATCGGATCACGTAGACATTATTCGCCCCCCGGACAGCCGAGAGAAGAACGGGGCTTAGAGGCCGAAGCGCTCTGCCTTCATGTCTTACCGTCTGGTAGTACGAAATATCTCGACGGCCACCGAGCGTACTGGCTACGTACGTCCACTGCCCACGCTCATCAATCGCATCAACCTGTATCCGTCGGACGGCTTGGGGCGTGAGCAGCACAAAGCGCTCGTCCGCCACATGCGCGGTTGCAACGTCATTTGTTGCAAGCCTTGCTCTAAGCAACCCCTTTAGACGATACGTTGTGCCGCTGATTAAAGTCGCGTCCCGGAATTGGACAACCTCGTCTCCGATGCAGGCGACGTTAGCGCCGTTCAACACAGCGACGTCGGTCACGCTCGATAGAGTGCCACTCAACAACTCTACGTCAAATTGGCTATTCATGTCCCAAGCGTTGGGGCCGGACCAATTTGGGAGAGCAGTTACCGTACGCCCCAGAGTGCCGCTTATGTAAATGCTTAGCTGGTAGTCCCACGTCGTCCCGTTGATGGGTCTTCGTTCGACGGCCGCGCCGGTCCAACGACTACCCCCAAGCGCAAAGACCGCAGCGTATACACCTCGGTCATCATCATCTGCCCTTAGAGCCGGCAGGTTCATCACTTCGAGGTGAGTCATCGCCGGAAGGGTAATGCCGACCCCGGGAGGCGTTAGACCCGGAGTAGCAGTTGCCGAGTACACGACCCCGGAATGGTCGACCGCCTCGAAATTGACTAGGGGGCCGGACTCCGACTTGCGAACAATGCGGACACCAAAATTATCGGCAGGCGTAACTAGCGAAACAATGTCGCCCGGTTCTAGATGCGACCATTTACGCGTTGTCGAAAACTTGCGCTGGTTTCGAGCTACCCATGCCTCGGTCAACAGTATTTGAGCGGCATCGGCTGCGCGCTGATCGGTCAGGGCAACAGGGATATCCAATTCGATGACCTGCTCACTGCCTGTGGTCATCCGCCTGGCGCTTTGGGCACTCACCTGATAGTCGGCCCCTGTGCTTCTATACCGTAGAGTCAGACGCGCAGGCAGGTCGGTTTCTTGGGAGCGGGAACTTTCGACCAGATCAACCGTATCGTCCGTGGCCGATGCCCCGAGATCGTCTGCCGTGATGGTCGCAACATTGCTCCCGTTGCGTTGAGAAAATCTCAGCTTGGCGTCTGACTCAACACCGAAAAACGGATACACCCTTGACAGGGCTTCAATGGCAGACCGGGCCGTTTCAGATTGAGACAGGCCATACCCAACAACAGGGTCGGTGAGTGTGGCTGTATCCAGTTGACCAGCCGTCAAGCCTGCTTTTTGCGCAAGCGACGAAACCACACTGCCAACAGTCCTAGTGGTCGCTGGGCCACCGCTTAAACGGCTGTAGATGTAGATATGTCGCCTAGACGGCGGGAAGGTGCTCGACGTATCCCCTGTAATACAACATAACCCGCGATCCGCATAAATCGAAATGTCGTTGGCGACGAAACCCGTCGGAAGAGACGGGCGGTTAGGCGGTTGGCTAGAGTAAAAAGTCATGTGCCGGCGTAAGACGTTGTCTTTGCCGATCTTGTAAACGCCTACTCCAGACGATTGCCCATAAGCCGAAGGGGTGCACCAGATATGCTCTAAGTCGCTTTCCATCATTGCGACTTCGCGCCGGCCAGAACGTTGAGTTACCGGAGATGCGCCGAAGGCGCCTGAATCTTCGCCGTCTACAAAACTTGTCGTCCCGCTCCTAACAAGATCTAAAGAAACGCCGTTATAGCGAAACAGAAAAAACTCGGTTGCCGGATCAATGCTGGGGGCAGTTAATACAAGATAATGTGCGCAGTCAACACATGCGATTACAGCAACTATAGTTTTGCCTGGAAGCGGTGTGCCGATTATTAAATTGCCAATGCTTTTGGTTTCTTTGTCCACCACATACAAGGCCGGCCTTGATGGGTCGTTTTGATTCCAGTTTAGATTCCCGGTCTCTCCAAGCCGCCATACGCCGTAATCAAAGTTTTGATAAAACGAAGGCAAGTAAAAGTCTGCACTTGTTGGAGCAGACGACCCTATGTAGTTGCCGGCCGAGTCATAAAGCCAAACCGGAGCGGCTATCGGATCGTCTAAAATTCTAGGCTGCTCCGCAATACGAATGAGGCCGCCAGAAAATCCGCATATAACAGTTCGGGGGGACGCTCTTGCAATGGGTGAGTTAAAGTCCGTAGCAAGCACTCGGAATCCCGGAGCGATTCCGCCGCTTTCAACTACCTCAAACGTTAGGTTAGGTATGCGGTTGCCAAACTCCGCCAGCTCAAGGTCTCGGAAAACCGCATACGCCAAACCTCTGTATGCCGGCACGTTGCCAACACCGAGAACCGTCTCGATTGCCGGGTCGGGGAGTTGAGTGTTGGAGCCGACATAGACTGTCATAGACTCGCCGACTCGGATACTCCCGGTGATTGCCTCAGCGTCTGCCGTCTCGCTCACGTCGTAGACGAGGCGAGAGTCTGCCCAAATTCGGAGAACCCCAGAGATTGGACCCTCGCACAAACCCACGGCAAAGCTTGCACGGTATGAGTACTCAACCGCTGTTTGACTAGGGCCGCCTTTACCCCCGGCGTCCCGTTCGGTGCGTGTCTCGATTAGATCGGTCGACCATATGATGTTGCCGGCCAGCCTCCACGATCCGTAAACGACGGGGATCGTTAGCCCGAGCGTGCTTGACTGGACCGACAGCTCACTAAGCCGTGGCCCTTGGGAGACAATCTCTTCGGGGAACAACCACCACCCGGCAGCGTTGCCGATAGCAGAACCAATGGCCGCGCCGAACGGGCCGCCCACTGCAGCGCCAACCGCTTGACCGGTTAGAGTCAGTACAGCCCGCGCGGTTGAATCACTCACCTGCAACCCCGGGCAAAGAGAACGCCGCGACGATCCTCGAGCGCCACGTGTCGTCTAGTTGATGCTCAACTACCGCACGCGCGGGAGCGCTTGCATGAATGACCGAAAAGCCGCCGTACAGATAGGGGGCGACAAACGCTAGGTGAGTTGGGTTTTGTTCGAACCGCATTACAGCAACATCGCCAGCATCTAGGTCGGAAATATTGATGCGGGTCATGTAACGGGTACAAAGATCAATCATTGACCGGCCATCGGCCTGGCGATCATAAGGCGGGAGAGTGATGGACGTAATGAGTCCGACCTCTTTCGCCACCCCTGCGATTAAGCCCACACAATCACAAGCCGCCCCCTTGACACTGGCTTGATGCTGCCAGCGCGTGCCAATCCAGCCACGGGCAGCTTGCACAATGTCACCCCGGCTCGCCATTAGGTGCCACCGTAACGTAAGGTCTTATCGACCCCCGGGACATGCGGGAAGCCGCGGAAGTTGACAAGGTTGTTGAATTTGACCTTGCAGTGATCCGTCGTTTTGTTGCAGCCCTGGACGACCGAGAATTGATCGCCGACCAAAACGTTAAACGGCATGGGCAAAAACAACGTGACGCCGCCAGAGCCCGTATTTGATCGGACCTCCATTTGACGCCCAGTGTTTTGACCCGAGGTCCACGTCAAACGACCTCCAGCATAAACATCTACCGCACCGACCAAAGCAGACGCAACAAACTGCCGGTTATCAGTGACCGACGTGATAGTCCCTGTCCCGGTTACTCCGGCCAGATTGACGCCGCACCTAGAGTCACCCAGGTCAGCATCGCAGGTCGGTAAATAGGTCCGGGTGATGGTCCGCTGTAGCGCGTTCATCAGCCCCCTCACCTCGACCTGCCACGATCCCTTTGATCGAGAGACCTCGCCGAATTGCCCAACGCGTAGGACCATCTCGCCCTGGGTCAGGTCAGAAACATTAACGTGAGACACCCGCACTTGTGCGCCATCCCACAAGCCCGCCTCTAGATCGGCCTCGGTGATATCTGGCCCGCTCAACAGTCCGAGCACGTCAAGGTTATCTGTCGCCAAGTCGGAGGTAGATTCAACTGCTGACGCGCTGGCACCAGTTGCGGCTTTGTAAAGCACGCCGCTATACGAGATATCAATATCCGAGTCCGTGAATCCGAATACCTGTTGATCTCTGCGAGTGACGCGGACTATGGTCCTGATCGTCGTGACCGGCTGTGCGATATGACTAAGAAGACCAGCAGAAATACTCTTCACGTTCGCAGCTCGATCAAATTGGTCTGCCAACTGTAGAGCAGTTCATTTTGAGTGCGGTCGATAATCTGTATGCGCGCTTCGTCGGATTCAAAGCGGACCGGGACATCGAACTCCCCCGACCACGTAAGGGCGTCTGTCGGTTGAGGAAAAAATCTAGCCGTCCCTCCAGTTGCAGTGAGTCCAGCGGTTGAAGTGCTAATCGTAATGTTAGCCCCACCCACACCAGTTACCGCATGGCTGCGCCCGTTAAGAATGGTTGCAGCGGTGCCGGTCACACCCTCGATCCATATGCGGCCGCCAAGGGCAAGATTAGGGGAAAGGGCGGTTGCCAGCGTCAGGGCGTGCGATGCGCCCACGGTGTGCGTATTGATTACGCGATTCTGGTCATTGACAAACGTGATCACGCCTGTCGTTGTGTCAATTGAGATATTGCCGTTCGCCACGCCAACTGTGACCGGCGATCCGTTGCGCAAAACAATGACTGTCCCGGAGACGGGCTTGCGAATTCGGCGAGCCTCTGCAAACGTGCCAGACCCATAACGACGCATGAGCTGGTAGGTTGCTACGCCGTCACCTGTTCCAGGCGTGCCCTGGTCAATTGTGCCTAGGAACGGTTGCAAAACGCCAGCGGTCGATGCAACTCGATAATCAGACCAATCTCTGAACCTAAACCCATAAGCCGCGCCGCGCATCATCCTGAAAAATGCGAGCAGCTCATCCTTTTGCGCCTCGGTTCTTGGGCTGTGGCTAATGTCGTATCGAGCCCTGGCCTGCGACCAGTTGATGTTTCGACTTTCAAATCCGGCGCGGACGGTAATGATGTCGGTGCTGTACCCCGGCCCACCACTGGCTTGCACCGATATCCGTTCCGGGAATCGCGGGGTTTCCATGAAGGTCATGGGTTATCCGTTCCGCCGTCCGGCCATCGACAACTGACGGCCAACGGCCAAGCCAATCTGATTAGCGGTCTGCCTCGTTACGTTTGTCCCGGGAGGCAGATTAACGTTGATGTTCATGGCGCCG